ATGCATCCAATTGCTTTGCAAGCGCTAAATCTTTTTTAGTTGGATTGGGCATAATCTCCCAAATTGTCTACGTCGTCAATAGGTTGCGATGAAAACTCTGACAAGGTCATTAAACCTTGCGGAATAAATGGTTGCTCCATTAATGTGTTGTCAAACTCGCCGTAATTCATGGCCGCGCGCTTTTCGTTTGGAGTCAGCCACCAAGCCTGGGACAATTGGCCAACCAACTTATCCATGTCATCCTGCATTTCAGGATAAGCCATATAATCAAAATCCAAGAAAAGATTTTTGTTACCATATGAGGACAAAAGCCAGTTGTTTAGCACGTCTCTTATTTCAATATGCAACGGACGGACAACGTTATTTATTAGGGCCTTGTAAGCCGTTTCGGTATTGTTAAACGTGCTGGCCTCAGTATCTCCAAGTAATTTAGCATCGACTCCGTAAACGCGGCATAATGACCTTAAAATGACTTTCTGCGTGTCAATTATTGACATATCAACCGCGTTCATTCCCATTTGCACCCAAGACAATTTCGCTGGCGTAATAATTACGTCGCCCGCTCTGTTTGCGCCCTGGTAATTGCTTGCGTAATCCTCTTTTAGTCCTTGCGCTTGCTCGCGTGTAATGTTAACCGTTCCGTCGCCTGTTAAGATACCACGCGCACCCATGTTTTGCAGCATAGACAAAAGCGCTTGCTTACCATCGTTTGACGTGGTTAGATCACGAACCGCGGACCTCAAAGGTGAGGCGCCATAAAGATGGTTAGCAGTCCCAGCCGTGTAACTTAAATTAATGTTTTTTAGGTGTCCAACGTTATTGGCATTTATGCGCTCGTAACCGTTATAAGTTAATCGATATTCCTTAATCGGTTGGTTTAAACCGCCTGAAATAATCTCCATATACTGCGCTGGCAACGAATATAAAGCAATAATTGGCGCGTTTGGTTGCTCCCCACGTCTAGCGCCGTAGATGTAGGCGTTGCCAGTAATTAGACGAAATGCCGCAATTTCCTTTAAAAGGTTGTCCCAAGTTTGGAACTCGTTTGGCTTTTTAAATAGTTTTTCAAGTTCGGGAATGTGGACTTCTTCCAATGCCTTAGTCTTTAGTCGCTCGGCCTGGAATTTAGCGCCTGAGTTGTCAAAGTTGCGAGACATTGATTTATAGTAATTCAATGCCTTTTGGTCCTTTACTTCATAAACAACAATTGGCGCGGTGCTTACCTTGTTAATGATTAAGTTGATAATTGCGTAAAGGTCAGAGTTAAGGTAAAGACCTTTTTCGATAAAATTTTGCGTTGTTGGTGCGGTCCAAATCACGTTGTTTCCCAAATAAGGAAAAACCGCGTTTAAATAAGTGGAATCTTTTTGGTTAAAGCCTAGCGCTGCTTTAATTCTATCAATGTAATTCATTCCGTGCGTCTTTTTTTGTAAAAATAGGGTAATAAAATAAAAAAATGATTCAATATCCTAAACGTGCCAAAAATCTTGGCTTGTTAACATTAATTCAGTAAATCCCCAAACCATTGCGTCGACGCGGTCAGGCGATTTGCCTTTGTCGGGTTCAAATGTAATCATTTGATTTTCTAACAATGGGAAACTGCCAACGTGAAATATTTTGTGTTGCTCATAAAGCGAATAAATAGGCTCTGCCCTTACAAATTTGCCCTTTGTTGCGGTTACAAGTTTAATTCTTGCGGTTGTGTTTTGCGACCTCAAAACGTTTTCAACCATGTCGCCGCCTTGGTTTTTTTCAGCAACCACGCAGTCAGCATTCCAATTTTTAAACGCTTGTAAAGCAACAGTTGCCCATTCAGTTGGCGAATATTTACCGCTAAGGTCCTCTAAAACATAACCTTTGCCGTTGGCGTCTTTTCCGCAAACCATTATACCAGTTTCGTCGCTGCCCATTAATGCGGTCGTCGCTGGATCAATGGCAACCACAATGCGTGCCAATTCAGGCTTGGCGCTGACCCTTGCGCGTTCAATAATCGGTCGATTCCATAGCAATCCCTCGGCATCGTCTAGCCATTTACCCAAAAATAAATGCTCGTAACGGTGTTCGTTTTCTTGCTTAACTCGCTTTGCCTGGTCAATAAATGACTGGCTCAAATTATGCTCGTTGTCCAAATAAGTTGTATGGATGTAACTTGTATCGTTGCGCGTATGCTTTACAAATCGGCTATAAATCCAATGGCTTTTATAACTTGGATTCATTACCAAAATAACGCGGTTTGGTTTGTTTACGGCACGAATTGAAAGGTCGATTCGGTCGAAAACGTCCTCGTCCATTAATTCCTCCGATTCGTCAAGAATGAATGTAGTAACGCCAGCAATTGATTTTAAGTTAGCCGTTGCGGTTCCTTGGCTGGTCTTTATACCACGAAACAAAATCTTTGATCCTGTGGCCTTATTTATAATTTCGCTTTGGGTAATTTCAAAGTCGTCCGCCTTGTTCATCAATTCAATTTTGTCGATAAATTCAGGGATAATTGAAATAAACGCACTTGTTAACGTCCAACGGGTAAAAAGGATAACGTGGCCCTCCTCGTAAGTTAGGTTTAACAGAAACAAAGTTACCGTATAAGATTTTCCAGAGCCTCTTGAGCCAGTAACAAGAAAATATCTTGTATTTGGTGGGTTTACAAATAATGGTTTGTATTTATCTAGTAATTCAATACGTGTTTCCAAGTTTTCCCTCTAATTACGTCTTTGTACATATCGTGAGTAATTGACAACTCTTTTATAATCATTTTGCGTTGCCATCCTTTACTTCTTAAATCATAAATTTTTAAAACGGTTGATTCATTCATTTTTGCTTGCTTAGTTTCACTGCCTTTTTTTACAGGTAATAATCCAGTTTTTACAGCGTGAATCATATTTTCAGAACGAGTGACCCATTCTAGATTTTTTGCATTATTATCGGTTTTATTTCCATTAATATGATTAACCTCTAATCCATCTTTTTTTCCGTTAACAAAAGCATCGGCAACAAGCCTGTGTATTTTATACGTTACCAATTTTTTGTTAAGGCAAACGGCACCTTTTAAATATCCTTTATCGACTGATGGTTTTAAAATTTTACTTTCCCTTTTATAGGGAATTCCGTTGGATCTAATAATAATAGCCTCTTTACTTCTAATTTTTCCTAGGTTAGAAATTTGATACTCATTGTTAAATTGTTCAATATCTTTCCAGATTTCCATAAAATAAAACCGCCTCACGTCAAGGGGTAGCAGTCCCTATCAATGAGGCTTTTGGTTTTTAGTTTTTTAATCGCTGCTACCCGATTATCAAATGTAATTATTTTTTATTAGAAATCCATTCGATTGGCGGCGTTACTTTCTCGCCCTGGGTTGTTACGTCAACGACTTGCTTAGGCATTCCAAAACGGTAATTTAGCCAGCATTTAATTGCCTGAATGTCGCCGTCTTGGCATTTAACCCAAAGCGCACGCCAAGCGTCCTCAGGGACTGCTATCGCGTCCATTTGTTCAATAATTTTTATTTCGTCGGCCTTTGGCTTTCTGCCTGAGCCTGGTATATATCCGCCTTTTCCAGCCATTGGTTTTAATCGGTTAATCGATTGTCAAAGATAAAAAAAAGCCTAACCAAAGTTAGGCCTTATCAAATACCATAATTGTGTATCCAAACCAAGACGCATTTGTTGCCGCGTTCCTAATCGTTTGGGAGTCCTTTTGATTGTGCTTAAATCCACGATCCTCAATTTGGCCAATAATGTAGTCGTTATTCTTGCAGTTAACGTGTCCGCTTCCACCTTGGCCCTCTATTGCCCAACTAATAACCAAATGCTTTTTGGCGTGCTTGGTTATGTTATCAATAAATTGGTCCTCAAATTCCGCTGGAATATGTTCGCCAACTTCTAAAGACAAAACAACATCGAATTTTTTGCCTAAATAAAACGGCTTGGATAAGTCTAGAACCTTGCCAATTCCACCGCTTAGCGCTTCTGTATTTGGGTTTCCGTCGTATGCCTCCACTTTGTAACCGTCCGCTTTAAAAGCCTTTGCATAGTCACCTAAACCACAACCAAAGTCGACAACAGTCTTGGCTTGTTTATCTGCTAAGTATTGACACAATGCAGCGCAAATGCTACGGTCGTGAATGTGTCCTGTTTCGTCGGTTGTCTCCCAAAATCCCAAATCGTTGATCTGCATTTTTATTTTTTTTTTAAAGTTAGAAAAAAAACCTTGACTGATTAGCCAAGGCTTTTAACAAACATAAACCCAAAATAACTACATTAATAAAATCGTTTGCCCAGTTGGCTCACCTACAAAATTGCAAAGTTTGCCGTTCCATTCAAATCTAACTTCTTTCTCGCGTCCCTGGTAAGCGGCTGCCAATGTCCTAATTTGACGTTGCACAAGTTCAATGCACTCAAATTTCCCTTTTCCTTTGTTTGACCATTGGGACCATTGACCGTCCCGTAATCGGTAACGGATTTCTAACGAATAATCGGGCTTTGTAACTGGCAAACCTTTAGGCATCTTTACGCTTTATTACTACCTCCAAACCAATTTCGTCGCATATCTTTCGCAAGTTCAAAAGGCTAATTGATTCCAAGCCATTTTCGACGTGATTTATTGGCGCGTGACTCAATCCAATTTTTTTGCACAAATCCAGTTGATTGTAACCAGCGGCTTTGCGTGCTTTCTTAATTAGTAAACCCTCGTAAATGCTCATTTGCTTAATCTTTCTGCAAATATAGGATTCAAATTTAAATCCAAGTTAAAACCAATATTTTTGTTTAAAACGGCAGTAAATTATAAATCCCCATTTGTATAAATTCGTCGCCTTTCTTTACAATGCATTTGCGAACGTTTAACTCAAAAACCTTTGAATCGTTAAAGCCGTATTTTTTTTGCGCCAAATCCAATAATAACTTTACAGGATTGTCAAGGTCAGAGGCTTTGTTGCTAAATCCAAAGAAAAACTCAATCCTAAGCATTTGGTTTGGATCAATCTTTTTTGGCGGCATTTGCAAAAGCATTGCCTTTTCATAGTCTTTGTAGGCTGGCGTTTTAAAACGTTTGCCTTGCCAAGCCAAATTAACGCTCAAAGGCTTTTCATTTATTTTAAAAACAATCATTTACAACGCTCGTAAATCCAAGACCAAGCCAATGTCCACAATGCCAGCAAAACTATAAAAAGCAAAAGGCTGGCAATTTTAAGCAGCGTTAGCAAGCAAATGCCCACTAACGCCACAAAGATTGCGTATAAATCGTTTTTTTTCATTTAAAAAGGCAAATTATTATCTTCAGGAAAAGAAACAAATATTTTTTCTCCATCGTGTTTTAATCTCATTTTTTCTTTTTCACCAACTTTTAAAGTATAGTCAGTTTTTTCTTTATTTGCCACTTGTACGGCATCCTTTTGCCAAACTTCCAAATAATGAGTTGCCTTGCCCTCTACCTTTTCAGGCTTTTCTTTTACCGATGAATTTACCCATTCACAATCATTGTCGTTTAGGTATTTTAAAAGAGTTTCTAAGTCTTTTCTTGACTGGCTAATTGTCCACAAATCGCCATACTTTGTTGTAATAATTTTTGCGTTACCGCCGTAGATTTTTGACATAGTCGTTTAGTTTAAATTAATTGATCTAAATTTTTATTCTCTTTAATCGCCTGTAAAATAAACAATTTCCAAATCTTATTCTTTGTTTTGGCTCCAACTGTTGACTCTTCAACGTAACGCGTCGTTAAACGCAATTCTCTGCGAACGTCGCTTTCTAACTCTTCAACGTTAAAGTCCCAAGGTTTTAAAATTCCTTTTTCTTGAAATCTGTTAAACCAATAAACGCCCCATTCCGCAATGTGTCGAACCGTTCCAGTTTCTTTTGCGTGCTGGTAATTATCGCGAAAAGTTTGGCGTCCAATTTCCTTCCAATGTTCGATCTCCTCGTTGCTATATTCGCGCTCCTTGTTGTTTAGCGCTTGGACTTCTTGCACAATTTGGCTTTGGTGGTGAGCGTAGTATTGATTTATCCAAACGCTTACCGTCTTTTCGTTAACGTGGTAAAAATCGCCGTACTGGCCACGCATTCCAGCGTGTAAAATATAGTCAACGCGCTGATCTGTCATCCATCCATAGGAACCAAACAACTTGCTAAGGCAAGCCAGCAATTCGTTGGCTTCTTCTTTTTTGTATTCTTTAAATTGCTTGAGTCCGCAAACAAATTCCATTTTGCGGAGGTGCGTTAAAATAATCTCATTCATTTTTTAGGTGTTTTTGTCGTTGCAAATCTTCATAAATTTCATCGAAAACGTTTCGACTTTTGTCTTGTTTAATTTCAATTGGATTGCCTCTTTTTATCCAATTAAAAAAATGCTCCTTAGCAGCCTTTTCGCTTTCCTTAAATTCGGCCTTTAAAATACATTCTTGCCTAAACTCATTTAAATGATTCCTAACCTGGTCAATAGAAGCCTTGTGCTTCATTGCCATACTTTCCAGCCAAATCTTATTATTCCATAAATCGCGGAAAATTTGATTGTGTGAGTCCTCATTTAATTTGTTTTCATTTCCTTTATTTTCTTTAATTTCTTTTACTTTACTTTCCTTTAATTGCATTGCATTCGCATTGCGTTCGCTATGCGTTCGCATTGCGTTCGCATTAATATCGCGATTCCAGCGTTTTTTAGCCGATTCTCGTGCCTTTTCTGATCGTTCCTCTTTTAATTCCATACGCTTTAAAAGGCTTTCTGACCAAAAATATTGCTCATCTAATTGGAATAAATCAAAGTCGTTGATTAGTCTTTTTATGCTATCTTCTTGCGTTTGCAATGCAAACGCAATGCCTTTGTAATGCGTTCGCATCCGAAAGTCGCTTTCGTTCCTAAGCATCTCAATTATGGCCCAAAAAAGACCGTAACCCTCCCAACCCATTTCCATTCGTAATTGTAGAATCTTTGGGTCTTCTTTGGCGTTCGCGTCGTGCGAAAAGTAATAAGCCTCTTTTTTCATAGAAATAAAAAAGCCCCAATCGGGTCGGAGACGATGGGGCTGGTTGGTTTTCACCTATGAAACATTTAAGGCTCCGACCTCTTAAATGTGTCATTCAATAAACAAATATAACAATTTCTAATTTATCCAACTAAATACCGACGCTTTAGTTCAGTATAAATTGTGCCATAACATCGGTCCATCTCGATTGCAATTACTTTAATTGGCTTTCGGTCTTGCCAGCATTCGAATATTTTTGCCTTTTCCTCGTCACTTATTTTGCGCCGTTTCATGGTCCTTTAAAATTTGGTCTATGGCTGCCAAGCAATCGTGAAACACCAAACCTCCCTGGTCGATTGAATTGTGCAAGCGTTCAAATAAACTGACAAATTCGTGAAACTGTTTAATTGTCACCTCGCCGCCGTCGTAATTTTCCAAAAATCTAAATGCCTCCGTTGACTTACGCTTTAGCGCGTTAATCATGTTTTTATGTTTGGTCTTTAGATCACCGTCAAAAGCCTTTAGCATTGTGACGTCTTCGTAGTAATCCAGCATTATTTCCTGGAGGGCCAAGTAAACCAAGTACTTTTGTGTTGCCCTATGGTTTAATTCCAAAATTATTTCCTCGCGTGTCATTTCTTTAGAATATAGCGTCCAACTCGTTTTCCATTTTCAAGCGTAACCATATCAGTCACAATGTTTAAACCTTTGTCTCTAAGATCAGCGATTCGGGCAGCAAGCCTAAAACATCCAAACTGGGTTAGGGCCTCCAGTTGAGTTAAGGAATAGCCATTTAAAAGCCAGCCCTTAATAAGCGCGTTTTGTGAGTCGGTCGATTCCATTAGTTAAGAAAGTTTAAAAGTAAAACATTGGCTTTGGTATACTCGTCTTTAAATTCTTGCTCGCTAATTGCGATTAAATCCTGGCTTTGTAGGTATTGCATCCAGCGGCTTGCAAATGCCTCAATTTTGCCAATTGATATCTCAGGATAAAAAAACTCGTCCAAGTTAGATTTTACAAACAAGTAATTGTTGTCGTCTAAAATCATGTAGAAATGATGAGCGATTTTAAAATACTTTGGAATTTCAAACTCATTTTCCGTGTAGGTTCGTGCTTTAATTTTAATTGTTTCCATAGGTGTTGTTTTTAGGTGTTACAATAATTTAAGGCCAAGTAAGTAGCCAAGCGCAAAGATTGGCAAAAATGCAACGATTGCGTAAATGATTTTTCCGATTACTTTAAGTGCTTTGTTCATTGGTGTTTGGTTTAAAGTTTAACAATATTAAAACTAATCTAAGAAATAAAAAAGATTTTATACTTTTTTTTCAATCATATTTTTTGACTGGGCTACGTCCAGCAACTTTTTTACCTTGCGAAATTCCAGTTTTTGATCTTCAGCAATTTCGCTGCAATTGTATCCGTAAGTCGCTAGGGTTAGAATTCTATTAATTTGGTGGTCGGTCAAAATGTTAAAAATGTTTTCGTCCATCAACTTTCGAGGGTAAATTTCATGCAACTTTAATTTGGTGTAAAGTAGGTATCCAACTTTTTCAGCATCCAGTCCAACCTTTGCCGCAATCTTTTTGCGTGTAAATCCCTCAATATACAAGCGCTTCACTTCGTCGATTATTTCTTGAGTTTCCATAGCCTTTCGAATGTTTCGTTAAATGGTAATTTTTCGGTTTGATAAGTTGAACGAATGCCTTTTGGCGCCAAGTCCGCTGGCCGTTCGATTACTTTGTTTAAATAGGTATGTTTTTTCATTATCGTTTGATTTAATCCATCCATTTTCCGTGCTTTCTAAGGTGCCAAAATCTATGTTTTAACACCTCAATAATTAACTGCCAAAGCGTGTCCGCCTCATAACTGCCATTTTTTACAATCAGTTTCATTTTATTTGGAGGTTAAAGTTTTCTACTATTCTAGCGCCAAAGACATTTTCGCCGCGTTTAATTGCGTCCTTAATTGCGACCTTGTCAGGTGTTACTACGTTTTTGACGTTTAAAAATTGACCTGGTAAAGCATCTACAATGTCAACCTCGACCGCCTCGCTGCGACGTGTTGAAAGTTTAAAAAGAGGACTTTCTATTTTTTCGATACCGCTTACCAGCATTGCGTTTTTAACCGCGTCCTTTAGCCTTGTAATGGCTCGGTCTTTACTTTCTTTCATTGCTTTTAAACGCTTTATTTCGTTGTCGATTGCGTCAACATCGCTTTGGATGTTTGCAATCACCTTGGCATAATTGCCAGCCTTGGATTGTAATTGATCCTGGTTAATAATTAGCATTTGCTCCAACTCAGGTGTCAATTCCTCGGTTTCCAATAGGGACGCTAATTCGAGCGCCTCCCGTGTTATTTCGTATAAACTAGCCATTAAAGTAGTCCGTCTAAGGTGTCCAATTGTTCCTGTGTTAATTCGTATTTTACCAAAGCCTCTTTGGCTTGCTTGCGTTGCGCGTCGGTTCCGTTTAGGTATCTAACCAAGTAAGCAAATTGCTCGTCGGTTGGCTTGGTCTTGGTAACCGCTGGCCCTTTGCCGTGGTCGTTTGTCGAGTCAGGGTCTTTTGTGTCGTCGATTAGAAACAAACCGTTAAGCGCGTATTTACGAGCGTAACTAGACGACGAGCCGAACGATTGCGCCACATCCATTCCTTTTCGGTTTATGTCGATTCCAGCTTGGGCCGTTACCGCTCTGCCCTCCATATCTTTTTGAATGCTTGCAGTTGACTCAATAAAAACAATTCCGCCGACCTCTTTAACCTCGTCCTCAATTATTAGGGTGCATCCGTATTTTAAAAGCAAAGGCTTTACGGCTTCCAAAATATCCTCAACTGATCTGTACTTGTATTTCCCAAAGGAATTGTACTGGTTTTTTGGAGCCTTTAACTCCGATTGAATAGCGATTAATTCTTTCATAGGTGTTTGTTTGTTTAAAGGTTACGTTCAATTTCAATTTCTAATTCTGCCAAAATGCTTGGCGTTGGTTTGACCTCAATTACCTCGTCGGTTTTTTCGTCGTTATAAGATAGACTAGCCGTGTAATCAATTGTAATTTCTACTTCGCCGTAGGCTGGCGCCCATTCGCTTTCGTCTTCGCCCCAATTGGCAACCGTATAGTCGCCTTGCCAGTAGTAGGTTTTCCCCTCGTAGGTAAACTCAACTTCTTGGTCGTAATAAGTGTCTTGCTCGTAATTCATAGGTGTTTTGAGTTAAATGAATACACGAAATTAAATAAATAAATTAGATTACAAAAAATATGTAAGTTTTTTTTTCAACAAAAGCCAGCATTTTTTTTCTGTGTCGTTTTTATTGCTTTTATCTTGCGTATGGAACAAGCGGAAATTTTAAACCCATTTGGCTACCTGGTTGCATCCAAGGTACTGGACGAAAATAGAAAGCCAGCCGATTGGTGGTTGCAATATTTAGAGTTCAACGAGGCTGCTGCTGAAAACGAATTTTACGTTTTGTTTGCAGACGGCTTGCTAGTTAAAAATGGAAAA